ATACTTCATGCTTTTCCATGGGGAGGTACAAAAGAAGAAAATTATTATTGGTATAATTTTCACGATAAAGAATTTAAGCATAAAAAATTAATAAAAAAAATATACGANACAATATCTAAATATTTATTTGGCGGAATTAATTGCAACCCTAAAGGATAAAATCATGAAAAAGTTAAAAAAATTATCAGAGACAATGAGCAATGCAGATTTTTTAATTGGAACTTTAATATTAGGTTTCTTTTGCATGGCTATTATGTGGGGAGTTATGGAGATACTATTTGAATTACTAAGGCTAATTTTTAAATTATAAATTTTGTATATTTGTTTTAACTAAACATTATGAATGAAATTGCAGAAAAAAAATGTATAGAAAATAATATAAGCTATTATGAATATATAGGAGAAATTTATTATCTTAATTTAAATTATCAAAAATCAAAGTCAATGATAGAAGTTATAAATAAATTAGATTTTTATGATTATATAAAAGCAAGAGCAATATTAAATAAAAGTGATTTTAGCAGTAAAGAAATAGAGTTAGATATTGCTATAGAAAAACACAAAAAGCATAGAATAACTTATTTTAAGTGGTTAGATAAATTAAAAGAGCCTTACTTTTTTATACTGAATCCAATTTATAATTATGGTTATTATAATCGTTTATTGCAATGGAGAAAGTAAAACTTTACAGGTTTATGCAATTTATATATAGCGGTAGATTATGCAAAATACAAATTAAATAATTAAATTATATTAATTGATGGATAATAGAAAGAACAACGGAGGGCATAAAACTAACGGAGGACGTAAAAGTAAAGCGGAAGAACAGGGGTTAATTGAGAAATTAACGCCTTTAAACGACATTGCTTTTAGTGCTTTAACGGAAGCTCTAGCAGAAAGAAAAGATTGGGCGGTTAAGCTTTATTTTAATTATATGTTTGGAATGCCTAAGCAGATGGTTGTTCAAGAAAATATAAATTACAAAGAAGAAGAGTTGTCTGAAGCTGAAATAAAGCGCATAAAGAAAGAAGTTAATGAAGCTTACTAATAAGCATAATTATATAAAAATATGGTCTGAAAAGCATTTACTTAACTTCACAAGATACATATATAAAGAAAATCACAGGCGCACTTTTACAGTTGCACCTCATTTTATATTAATCGCTAATAAATTAATGGACGTTATAAATGGTAAGACCAAGAGGCTCATTATTAACGTCCCCCCGTAACTTAGATACGGAAAAACGGAGTTAGCAGTAAAGATGTTTATCGCTTACGGTTTAGCAATTAATCCTCAATCAAAATTTATTCATCTTAGTTATTCAGATGATTTAGCATTAGACAATAGCAGCCAGACAAAAGAATATATTGAGAGTGATAGTTTCCAATCATTATGGGATATGGAGCTTAAAAAAGACTCCAAAGGTAAAAAGAAATGGTATAATAACTTTGGGGGCGGTGTTTACGCTACTGCATCAGGTGGGGCGATAACAGGGTTTGGTGCGGGGGTTACAGATAGCGAAATATTTAGCGGTGCAATTATTATAGATGACCCTTTAAAGCCAGATGATGCCTATAGCGAAACTAAAAGAAAAGCTATTAATGAAAGGTATAACGGAACTATAAGATCTCGTGTAAACGACAGAAAAACGCCTATAATAGTTATTATGCAAAGACTGCATGAAGATGATATGAGTGGTTTTCTTTTGGATGGTGGAAGCGGTGAAGAATGGGAGCATTTATGCTTACCTGCATTAGACAAAGATAATAAACCATTATGGGAGCAAAAGCATACTTTTAAAGAATTAGAGCAAATTAGACAAGCTAGTAGGTACAACTTCGCAGGTCAATACATGCAGATACCCGCACCAGAAGAAGGCGGGGAATGGAAAAAGGAATGGTTTAAGATAATAGATAAAAAAGAATTACCGCCAGCTATTGAATGGGAAATGTTTATTGATGGTGCTTATACAAAAGATACTAAGAATGACCCTACAGGCATACAAATAGGTGCTAAGATAGGTAACAACTATGTTATTTATTCAAGTATTGACAAGTACTTAGAAATGCCAGAGCTTATAAAGTTTATCCCCGCTCACATTAGCGCATTAGGGATAAAAGTAAAAATGATTTATGTAGAGCCTAAAGCAAGTGGAAAGTCAATAAANCAATTAATACAATCGCAAACTAAACTAAACATATCAGAAATTAAAAGTAATTTTGTTAGCGTTTCAAAGATAGAACGTGCTAGAACTACAGCACCGTACATAGAAAGTGAGAGAGTTATATTAGTTAGGGGTGTATGGAATGAGTCTTATCTTCATCAAGTTGCAATGTTTCCAAATGCTAAGCATGATGAGCATATTGATCTTACTGCTTACGGTGTTGAAAAAAACTTAATCACAGTTGAGAGTTTCTTCTTTTAAATTAATAAAAGTTTATTAATAAAAGTATTGTTTATTTAAATGTTATTTGTATTTTTGTTAACGTTTCGCAGCTATAAGAAGTGGCAAAGTTCGGAACGATAAATTTTCTGCTACTACTAAACGCCTTGCGAAATATTAACATGAATAAACCACAAAACTTGCCATTTCTTATAACTGATGTTGTGCGATGGTGATTTTAAATATTAACAAATTAAAATATAAAATTATGAATGTAAATGCAAATGAATTAAGATTAGGAAATTTATTTATTGAAGAAAATTCAGGTAAAATAATTTCAGTTATAGGATTAGAAAAGAATAGAATTGTGTTTGACGGTATGTTTTTAGAAAAATGGCAAGCGAAGCCAATAGAAATAAAAAAAGAATGGATTAATAAAGCAAATTTCGATAATGACCATTGGGCAACTAAATGGATTTTATTAAAAATCCCTAATCCTACAGGATTGAATTATATTCACGAGCTGCAAAACCTATATTTTGCATTAACTAAAAAAGAATTGTTATTTTCTGTATACTCAAACTAGCATCTCGCACAACGTTTCGCAGATAGGCGATGTGGCGGATTTTGGAGCGACGAACTTTCCACCACCAATAAACTTGAATTGAAAAACTAAAATTAATATTAACCGAAAAGCTCGCCATATTGCCTATCTGCTGTTATAGGTAGGGCTTATAATAAACTAAAATATAATGAAATTTGAAGATATTTTTAAAGAAAAAGGTAATTATAAAGCAGAAAATTTTATAAAAGGATTTTGCTATGAAGTAGATGGTGATGGATGGCTTTATAGTTTACATTACAGGGATAAGAATGATGTCAAGCCAATAAGAGACAGGGCATTCATCTCAAAGGACATTTTTAATAAAGATTTTGTTGTAGTGTATAATCGTAATCAGTTATTCGAGTAGCCTTGCCTATAACGTCCTCGCCGCTTGGCGATGGGGCAAAGTTAAAATCCGATATTTTTCGGCTAAAACAAAATGTCTTATGAAAAATAAATATGATGACACCTCATAATTTGCCCTATTGCCAAACGGCTGTTACAAGCAGTACTTATACTTATACTAATTTTAAATATAATCATTATGATTACATCAATTTCAAGAGAACTTTACGAAGTTCAAATTCCAAGTTTTACAGGAGAAGTTAAAATGCTCCCTTTTAATCTTAAAAACTTATTAGAAATACCAAATGAATTTAAAAAAATGGTGTCTAAAATGATTGAAGCATTACCCATTAAAAGAGGAATTGCCTATCTAACATTAGACGGAAAATTAGTTGAAGAAGGTAAAACCCAAAGACGTGGCGGTGTTCATATTGATGGTAATTACTTACCATCTTTAAAGTTGGGTGATGGCGGAGGTGGTAATGGATGGAAGGTTGGCGAAGGAGGAAGGATTTTATCTTCTTTAGAACACAAATTATCTTATAAAAGTAATACAGGCGGAATGCTAATTGCTTCTACTTATCCTGCTTGTAAGGGTTGGAATGGAGTTTTTCAAGGGAATGCTTATGTTGGTGGAGATTGCACAAGAATAAAAGGTTTAGGAGAAGGTTTTTTAATGAAACCAAATGTGGTTTATTATGGAAACAGTCAGTTTTTGCACGAAAGTTTACCAATAGATAAAACGTCTTTTAGAATAGTTGCGAGAATTACACTTCCTTTTGATTACGAGGTTCTGTCGTAGTATTGCTTGTAACTATTGGCTAACCGCTATAAATGTGTTACAATTTATGAAAACATACATTAAAACCAAGACAATAAGACTTTCAGATATTCAGTATAATACATTGATTAAAATGC